TTTTCTTCTTTTTTTTCTGAAACCACGACCCAAATTACTCAATCTTTCTTCTAAATATTTTACTTCATTTCTATGTCTTAAACCGGTTTCGAGATTACCTAGTCTAGATTTTAAACTATTTTGTATAACATTATCGATATCATTAATTAAAATTTGTTCTTCTAAATCATCTTTAATATTATAAGCATTTTGAAGATGACTTTTTGCTAATCTTAAATTATTTAATTGATAATCTTTGAATTTTTCTTCCCTACTAATATTAAAATAATGTTTAATATTTCTCGAAGAATCCAGAAGTTCAGAAAGTTTTTTGTTTAAATTAAATAATATTTGTTCATTTTCAATATTTGTATTTTGACTTTTTATAATATTTGTATAAACTTTAATTTTATATTGTATATTTTTAAGAAAACTTAAAATATTTTTGAATCCTTTGCTTACTATTTTTCGAATTATAATAGTATCATTATCCCTAAGATCCCTTTCAATAGAACCAACAGTAAAATTATAATTGGGAGGAGGTGGTATATTATTAATCATTGATGCGATTTGTTCACCTTTTCTGATTATTCCGCGTGTTTTATCTTGGTCTAAAACAATTGGTAAAAAATCAATACTCATTATATATATAAAATATATAAAAAAATTGAAAAATGAAAAATCATCTTTAAAAACACTAAAAACAAACAATAAAAATATAAAAATTAAAATCACAATGTCTTCAAACAATATTAATAATAATAATCAATATGTTCAAGAGAATATCTATTGGCGTTGGCGACAAGACGCAGAAATAGAAAATAATTATAACAACAATAACAATAACAATAACAATAACAACAATAACAATAATAACAATAATAATAATAACAATAACAATAACAATATCAATAACAATATCAATAACAATAACAATAACAATAACAATAATAACAATAACAATAATAACAATAATAATAACAATAATAATAATTTGAATTGTCGTTATAATGATATTAATAATAATAACAATTGGGGGAAGTAATATAATAAATATAATAAATATAATAAATCAAAATATTTTTTTTACTATTAATATGATTTATTAATAATAAAAAATTGAAAAAATAAAATTTTTTTTTTATTTATAACAACAAATTACACAGGCATCATCTAATAATAATATCAAAAAAATTTTGAAAATGGAAAATTCTGATTCAAAAGATACGAAAAAAAATGTAAGTTCGCAAGAAATTTATAAAAATTACAATACCAAGGGAATGGATAAAAATAATAAAAAAGCTTTGAATATTGGAAAAACAAAAGGAGAAAAAGCAATGATTGAACATATGTTTAAGCATCCTAAAACGGGTCGTCCACTAAGTTATGGGGAAATGAGAATGTTTTATGGATAAAATAAAAAATAAAAATTAAAATCAACAAAATAAAAATTAAAATCAACAAAATAAGAAAAATATATTTTTTTTACTATTAATATGATTTATTAATAATAAAAAATTGAAAAAAAAATATTTTTTTAATACTGATAAAAAAATCAAAAACATTAAAACAATCTAACACATTAAAGGACATTAGAACAATGGATATTAATGTTGGAAGACAGTTTACTCATCTTAAAAACAACGGTTCTACTATTTGTAAAATTTACACAAAAAAATTTGGTTTTATTCCAAATGATAAAATGGCGCAAAACATTGCTTGGAGAGAAGGCTTTTATTGTTCAAATGGAATGAATGACTGTATGACTCGTGAACAATTTCAAGTATATTGGGCAAATATTATGGAAAAAAAATTTGAAAATTATAAGAAATCAACTATTAATAAAAGTAAATCTGTATAAAATAGAAAATATAATGTCAATAATTAAAATAATTGAAGAAATATTAATTTTTTTTTTAAATATATAAAAAGCAGATAAGAGATAAAACAATGAATGAATAATTCTTGTTTTGTGCCAAAATACTTTAGCTATTTGTTTTTCATTATTAGAACCAGTTATAGATTTATATAAGAATCCGCATCCAATTAATAAAAGTAAAAACAAAATATATTTACGAAATTGTTTTTTTTTATGATAAAGATAATAAATAAAAAATATTAATGAAATACGGACTAAAACGCATATAGTCCACAAGGGATGAATTTTCATTATTATATATATTATTTATATATTTATTAAAAAAAAATTGAAAAAAAATAATTACGGTGTTTTAATATAAAAATAAAGTAAAAAATAGAATAATAACAATATGGAAAATGAAACAAATGGTATTAATGATTTTGGTTTTTATGCTTCTCCTCCTAGTCCTCCTCTTTCTTCTTCTTCTCTTCCACAAAAAATTAAATTTGGTGAATTATTTGGATTTGGAAAATGTATTCTTAAAAGTGGTGAAATTTCGGAAGATAAAATTGAAAATTCATTAAAACTGAAGGAAATGATTGTAGAACTAGAAAAAAAAGATAATGAAATTTTTAAACTAAAAAAAGAATTGGAAATAGAAAAGAGTATGTTAAATTTAGCGTATGAAAAGATAAATGAATTAGAAAATGTAAAAACAGAATCAAAGAAAACAGCTCTTGTTTCTAATTTAAGAAGTGTAAGTATTTGTTGTGATCTGTTGAATAATTACAAAAATGTAAATATTTCAAAACAATACAATGAAATAATTGTTTATAGTGAAAGGATTAAACAATATTTTACTTGTTTAAAATTATATAATGGTAGATGGATACCTGGAGAGTTATTTGTTGACGTTGTTCACAATATAGAAATGATTAATTTGTCTTAAAAAGAAGTTATCAAAAAGAAGTTATTAAAAAGAACTTATCAAAAAGAAGTTATTAAAAAGAACTTATCAAAAATAACTTATTTTTTTTTTAATTATATTTTAAATAAAAAAAATTGAAAATATGTTATGTTTTTATTAATATTAAAAACAAAGTAAAAAATGACAACCTATGAAAAAACAGTAATGATTTTTGGAGATAACTGTTGCAATAAAGTACAACAAAAATGTATAAAATCAAGTAATAAAATCATAATTTCAGAAGATATATTAAAAGAATTAATATTTGGACATATTGAAATGCCATATTTCTTTAACGTGATAAATACAGAAATAGGGTTTGGAATTGTTTGTGGTATACACGAAGCATCATCGCCTTATGGGATTTGTTATATTCCAAATGATATAATGGATTATTTAAATGTAAAAGATGGAGATAATGTTAAATTAAAATTAGTAAAACCAAAAAACGGAACATATATTAAATTGCAACCACATACGATGGATTTTGTAAATATGAAAAATGTAGAGCCGAAAGAATTGTTAGAAAAAGCATTAAGTAAGAATTATCCTATTTTGACAAAAGGACATACAATAGTTATTTACTGTGAAAAAAATAAACGGTCTTATTATTTGGATGTGGTAGATACAAAGCCTGAAGAAGTAATTAAAACAATAAATATAAATTTAAATGTAGATTTTGATCCACCAAAGGATTATTTAAAGAAGAAAAAAGAAGAAGAAAGAAAAAAAAAAGAAAGAAAGGAAAAAGAAGAAAAAGAGAGATTAGAAAAAGAATTAGAAGAAATGAAAAATAGTTATAATAAAAAAAAGTTTCCTGGACAAGGTTTTAAATTAGGTTCTTCTTAATTCAACAAGAATTAATAAACTTATCAACATTAATTACACATTTTTTTTAAAAAATTGAAAAATTTTTTTAAAAAATAAAAAAAATAATAAATTAAAGAAAAAAACGAAAATCAAATAGATATATAAATATATAATGTCTCATTCACCGACATCAAAAAGTATTTTTAAGAAAAGATTTGAAAAGAATAAAAATATCTCAAAAATTGGAAAAGAGTTATTTTTGAGTGTGTTAAATAATAATTCATTAAAAATTAATTACAATAAAGTAAATAATATTTCAAAAAATGTTGATGAAGAAAGCGAAAAGAAATTTAATAAATACTTGAAAGAATTGAGCGATGAAAGCAGTGTTGGATTTAATTTAAAAAAACAAAAAAAGCCAGTTAATAAATATAGAATGAAAAAATACAATAAATATAAAGGGAAGAGGAAACGATAAAATTTAAATTACATATAAAAGAAAAATAAATTATATTTTTTTTTTATTTGTTATGTAAATTAAATAAATAAAAAAAATTGAAAAAAAAAAAATCTCTCTTTTTGCAAATAATAAAATAATTATTTGATTTATATAAAAGTGAATCAAAACCAACTATGGGAAATCAGTATTCTGAACAATATTATATTGATAAGATTTCTTCTTTGGAAGAAGATATTTATGGATTAGATCAAACGCTTCAAATTCATAGAAAGTCAATTAAAATTTTTAATAATAAAATGGATTTGATGACTGAGGCTATATCATCAGTTATTCAAAAAAATAAAGAATTGGCAGAATTGAATGATACATTGCAACAGTATAAATCATTTTTTGAGAAAAATGACCATATTTTCAATACCGATTCATTTAAGGATGAAGATTCGGAGGATTCTGAATCAGAAGAAGAGTCAAAAGAGGTTCGTAAACAACCAATTAGAAAATGTAAACAAATAACACCGAAAAGAATTCAACCAAAAAGAAAGGTAAAAAAGGCGACCCAACCAACGTCCTTTTATGTTCATTAAAAATAAAACTTTAGATTAAATTTAGTTATTTTTTTTTATTTGTTATATTATAAAATTAATATTAACTTAATATATATGAAAACAATAAAAAAGAAACATAAAAAAATATTTAAAAAAATTGAAAAAATTTAAAAAAATATTTTTTATATATTTAAAAATATTATATAAAAATGTCAGCAATAATTTTTGAATTCAATGATATAACTTTTAAATATATAAATAAAAATATAAAAAACGATGAATTAAAAAACACAATGCTGGTTACAATGGGTGAACTTTTTAAAAATATTAGGTTACATTATGACAAAAAGTCACAATTTTCAGCACCAGAAATGTTAAAATTAAAAGCAATTGAAAGTATGTATAAATTTATGCCACATATTAAAGATGGAAAATTAAATGAAATAATTAGAAATTTTTGGAATAGATTTCTAACAAAAGAATATTTTAAAAATGACTATAATGAATCAAATGTAAAAGATAAAAAAAAATATTATTATGATTATTCAAAAAAATTATTAAACAAATATTATAATAATGAAGAAAAAATAGTTGATGTTTTAAATAAATTTAAAAAAAAAATGGATGAGGATGAAGGAGTAGTTCCGTTAATTATAAAATTAATCGAAGATGATTTGAATGAATTTATAATTAAGAAAAGCTATAATGTAAAAATTTTGAGGAGTGATGATGGTTTTAAAGATTATAAAAATGTAATAAATTATACAAAAGACTATATTGATTTTTATGATGAAGTGGTAAATGATACATTACATAAATCAATTATATTTGCCTTTGTATAATTATAAGATAAATATTTTACCGTATAAAATAAAATTTAAAATAATTTTTTTTTATATTTTTTATAAAAAAAATTATTGTTCAGTTGTTAATAGTTTAATTTGTTCCATTAGTTGAGAATGTTTTACTTTGTATCCTAGACCAGCTCTAATAATACTACGAGTATCTTGATCACGCGTAACAGGTGTAACACGACATTCACATAGTTCCGACCAATTATGTGCCCATTTGTAAACATCAAAAGCAGTAGGGCTTGATGCAACCGCTACGCCTCGTCCTTCGCTTGGTACATGCCATCGCCCATATGAACTACATTTACCTGCATCAGCAACGTCCATTTGTTGAGTCATATTCGCAAAAGTTTCAAATCCTTTCGCACGATGCCCGTCCCTAAATCTATAATTAATAAAATATAGACTTTCACCTTCACGAGGCGCGGCATCAACACCTTCATAATGAACGACATATTCGGGTGATTTACCTAGAATAAGCTGACGTTGTTCATTATCATCAAGGCAAGGCCATACTTTAATATCTGCCATTTTTACCCAACCATTTAACCAACGTTGCATTTCAACAACATTGCTTGCTTGAGCAACACAATATCCACGAGCTTCACCAACACAACTCCATCGTCCAAGAAGTTTAACATTACCAAGTTCTTTAAGGTCGTCTTCTGGGGTCATACCACCAAATAATGTCATACACATATCACGTGTAGAATTTTCTGGTAGAATATTATATTCGCAAATAAAAGTAGTTAGATTTTGGTTTGACATTTTGATAAAAATAAATAATAATTTTTCTTTATATTATTTTTTAAAATTTTTAAAATTTATAAAAATTGAAAAAAATAATTTATTATTTAAAACTTATATAAAAATTAAATTAAAATCATACAAAAAAAAAAAATTAAAAATAATAGATAAAATGAAAACAAGATATGATGTAAAAGAAATAAAAATTATGAAAAAAATAAAAAAATTAATTTTAATAAATAGAATGGGAAAAAGGTTTAATATAAATTATGACATCTTAAATATAATAAACAATCATATAAAACTTTACTATTTTTATAAAAAAATGTTAAGTAAAAAAAATAGATATATATTAGATTTAAAAAAACTAAAGAGAGAAAGTAATAATGAATATGAAACAAATATTATATATGATGATTTTGGAAATTCATATTTTATTGATATTCCAATAGATCATTGGATATTATTTTTTGAGCCTTATGAAGATTATTTAAATTTAAATAAACTGTCAAAACAAATGATTCATTGTAGAAGTTGTGGAAATTATAGGATTGTTTCATCAATTAATGAAACCAATATCTTATATTCAACAAATAATAAAATTATTTGTAAATGTAGTAGTATGATTGAAAATTATACAAGAATACCAACATATAGAAATCCATAAATATATTTGGAAGAGAATATGTTAATAAGTAATTTCATTAAATATAATTTTTTCAATTAATATGTATTTAATTATATAAAAAAAATTGAAAAATTAAAAAAGGATTTTTTATAATAGTAAAAAAAGAAAAATCGATCAATGGGTAGAAATCGCTCATCTCATAGCAATCGTTCAAATTTTGCTTATGTGATAAAACAAATAATAAATTCAAAACAATTTGTATTAATTGAAACAAAAGTAGGGATAATAATAAAATATAAGAATTTAATGGTTGAAAATAATAATGATAAAAACAAAACGAAAATCAATATTGATAAAAATAATTATCAGTATACAATACATATAGATTCAAAGCACCTGCACGATTTAAGACGATGGTTGAAAAATAATTTCGATTTTATATTGGATATTAAGAAATAAAATAAAATTATTATTAAACTACAATCAAAATAATATTTTTTCTCTCTAATATGAATTATATTTTTATTAGATAAAAATTGATTTTTTAAAATATGTTAATTTTGTAAATTTAAAATACAATTTAAAATGTCAACTCAAGCAAAGTTCCACGACGTTTCAATGTTTATTGATGAAGAAGACTTTGAAGAAATAATCTATAAAGAATTTGAAAAGAAAATAAAATCATTAGTTGAAAATTATCAAATAGGTGATATTATACTTATTAATTCAGATTATAATTCAAAATACAGGTTTGCGATTATTAATGAAAATAAAAATCTGACATTTAACCAGTTTGGTTGTTATTTGCCTATAATTAATAAAGATATAAAAAAATATAATGTAAAATATAATACATTATTTCATAATGTATTAAATAATAGTGAATACATAGAAGAATTTTTTGATAATGATAAAACAACTTGTTACAAAATAGTTGATAAATTAATACAAAATAATCTATGGGATTTGGATTATAAATATAATAGAAAAGAAATTATTGAAGATACAAGTGATGAAGATATAAGCGATGAAGATACAAGTGATGAAGAATGTTTAGGTTGTGCAACAGGAACAGGTAATGATTCAGCCCATAGAATAGATATAGATGGTTCTTTTGAATTTCATCCAAATTGTTCTCTTTTAAAAAAAAATGATTCAATGCTTTTATCTGAAAAAGACATTGATGATTTAATAAAAAATTCAGTAGATGTAACAAGTGATTATTTTAATATATTATAAATTTTTAGGACAACAATTAAAACAACAACAATAAAAGCAACAATAACAACAACAACCACAAGTAACACAATAGATAAAATTAATAATTAAACCAATTGAAATAGTAAGACAAAAATCAATATTTTCTTTGTAACACATATATATTTTTTTTTAAAAAAAATAATAAAAAAAAAATATTTTTTTATTTACTAAAGAAGTAATAAATTTTTTCTATTAACGTGTGTTTTATTAATAAAAAAATTGAAAAAAAAAAAAAAAATTTACCACTAATAACAAAAACAAACATATATATATCATATTCAAAGCAAAAACATATATACATAAAATGGCAAAGCTTATTAACTTTAATTTCACCAAGGCTTGTGAAAATGGTTTTGAAAAGGCCATTCAGCAAACGGTTATTAAAATTCTTCAAGAATTTGATAAGAATTCAATTAACTTTGAAAATACAACATTGGAAGAAGCTCTTCAATTGGTTGACATTAAAATGAAGAAGGGTGGTGCTTCTAAAAAGAAGCACATTCTGAAAGAAGGCGAATTTAAGCGCCCCAGGGGTAGGGCAAAAGCAGGAATGAAATGGAATTACAAAACGGGCGAATGGGTAAATAAAGATGAAGCGACAGATGAAGAGAATGACGACGATGATTTGAAATATCGTTCTGATGACGAATGCGAGAGTAAATCTCAAGTTGAAACATCAGATAATGAAATTAGCGTTGATAATTCTGATGATGATGATGATGATGTTGTAAGTGACGGTAGTAAAAATAGTGTTGTAAATGAATCAAATGAGGAAATGAATAAAAATAGTGATGCTGATGCTGATGCTGATGATGATGATAATGATGATAATGATGATAATGATGATAATGATGATGATGATGATGATGACAAGCCTAAAACAAAGCGCAAGAAAATTATTAAAAAGAGGAAGAAGAAGAAGAAGAAGAAGAAGAAAAATAAGAAGAAGAAGAAAAATAAGAAGAAGAAAGAAGAAGAAGATAAGGACCTTGATTCTGGAATGAAAATGGTAAGTAGTGATGAAAATGTTGCATCTAGTGATGACGATTATTAATTTAAATTTAAAAATTTAAAATAAAAATATTTTTTTTTAATAATATTTTTTTTTAGTATAAGAATTAAAAATATAAAAATATAAAAATATAAAAATATATAATTAATAAAATTAAATGGAAAAAAAAATGAAACAAACAAATAATAAAAGAAAAATATTAAATAAAAAAGAGAGAATAAAAAAATATGAAAATTATATTTACAAATTACATATAAATAATCCGATAAAACATAATATATTAGGGGATTTCTCTCTTTGTTTAAAAAAAAGAAGACAATCAATGTTGGCAAAGAATGGAAAATATTTATTTAATAAATATGTTAATTGACAGAATATGCCGAGACTAAAAATAAAAATAATGAAATAATAAAAATTTTTGTTTTGTATGATTTTATGTATTTTGTAACAAAATAAAATGTTAAAGACCACATAATAACATAAAGTGTATCACCAAACAATGCATAAAATCCGGATTTTTTAATATAATTTTTAAAATAATTAATCCATTTAGTTGAATATTTTTTAGGCCAATTAGTAATTACTAATGCAAAAATTAAGTCACCCAATAATTGTACAAATATAAATAATAATATAAAATATAAGAATTTTTTTTTTATTATATTTTTTTTAACTAAATAGTTAAATAATGTATAAGTAATTATTATTCCACAAATAACATACAAAGAATCTTGTAAAATAACATTCCATATATTTATATTTTTTCCGCTGTACCAATCACTTATTGTATCATTTTTTCCGGAAATACTCAAATAAAAGTAAGCCATTGGTATTTCAAATATTGAAAACGCTGTAATCCAGTTAAGTAGTGTATTTGAATTAAAATTATACATATATAAATACAATATTAAAATTTACAGTAATTAAAGATTAAACATTATTAAATAAAATTGATTTTTTATATTAATGATATGATTTAGTATATACAAAGCAATAGAATATTATTATGGATAGTGAAAAAAGCGTAAAAAAAAGCGTAAAAAAAAGCACTAAAAAAAAGGGTGAAGAAATTCTGAAAAAGAAAATAAATAAGTTTATTAAATGGCAAAAGAAAAGAGGATTAGATAAAAAACAACATCAAATAGAGGGTTTAAAATTTTGTCTTTCAATAGAGGATCAAATTTATTATAAAGGTGGTCCTTTATTAGATGGAATAAAAGGTGGTATTATAGCTGACGAAATGGGGTTAGGGAAAACAATGATTTCGTTTGGTTTAATACTTTGTAATATACGGGAATATGAAACAACAATAGTAATTCTTCCATTGGCTTTACTGAATCAATGGAAGAATGAATTAAAAAAGCATCTCGGTACAAGGGCATTTATTTATCACGGTCCAAATAGAGATTCAGAACAATCGAAAAGACAAAGAGATAAAGCAAACGTTATTCTTACTACTTATGGGATTCTTCAGTTTGCAAAAAAAGATGATTGGATTCTTACAAATACATTTGATAGAATAATGGCAGATGAGGCACATCATCTTAGAAATCAAAAAAAACTGTATAAAAATATGAAAAAAATAAAAGGAAGTATCAAATGGATGATAACAGGAACACCTATTCAAAATGGACACAAAGATATAATATCTCTTTGTAATATTATAGGAATAAATTCAGAAAATGCTAAAACGAAAATCACTCCAATATTAAAAACAAATATTAAAAATCATATGATAAAAAGAACAAAGAAAGGTATTGGCATTGAATTGCCGCCGTTAATAGAAAAAGTAATAAATGTTAAATGGGAAACAAAAGGTGAAAGAAATATGGCAGAAGATATTCATTCAAATTTATTACTTACCAAGCCAAATAAAAAGAATATTAATAAACTTTTGAAATTTTTAGATCGTGGTGCTATTGGTTGGTTAATTCGAATGAGACAAGTTTGTATTTATCCGAGTCTAGTAGCAGATGCATTTAAAAAGTCATTTGATTATTTGGAAGGGTTGGAAGAAGAGAATGAAGATGAATTAGAAATCAATATGGGAAATGCTGAATTGAAAAATTATTATATTGATTCAAAACAAGACATAAATAATTTTATTAGAACTTCTCTTAGTAGTTCTAGTAAAATAAATGCAATTATAAAAAAAATCCTTGAAGAATCAAGGAATGAAAGAAAAATAATATTTTGTCATTATACGGATGAAATAAAAATAATTAGAGAGATTTTGAAAAGAAGGGGTATTTTGGCGGGTGTAATTAATGGAAAGGCAACACAAAAACAGCGTGAATCAATTATTCAAAAAACGATTCATTATAATGATTTCCGTCTTATATGTAAGAAATTTTATTATCAAGCAAAATATTTTTACAATAATATTAGTTCCTTTACTTCTCCAGAAGTATTAATAATTCAAATTCAAACAGCATCAGAAGGATTGAATCTTCAACATTTCAACCAAGTATATTTTACATCTCCTTGGTGGAATCCAGCGCTAGAAGACCAAGCAATTGGAAGAGCTCATAGAATAGGACAAAAATATCCAGTAAAGGTATTTCGTTTTGTAATGGAGGGATTTGGTAAAGAATCAATTACATTAGACGAATATTGTATGCAAGTGCAAAAAATAAAAAGAGAAAAATCAAACTATTAATTATTATTTTCCAAACATTTTTGAAAGTGTAGATGTATTGTTTGGATTAATAACTTTTGTTGCTTCATCTATTCTCGATTGACCAGCTCGTTGTGCTGCGGATTGTTGATTTTTTTTTGATTCTTTTCTAGCGTTAAAAACTTCCGTAAATTTCAGTCCCCTTTTGGAATCAGTATCCTGATCAAGTAATTTTAAAACAACATTTGCAGCAATTAATTTATCATAATCTAGATTGTCTAGCATTTTTATTAATTTTTCATATTTTCTTTTAAATTTTTCTACTAATTCACCATTTTCACGCTGTTTATTTTTCATTAATTCTTTCATTTCTTCTTTCTGTTTCTCCATTGAATCAATAGTATTTTCACTATATTTGTCATATGGTGTTATTTTTATCACTAAGTCCTCTAATATTTTATTATATCTTTCAACAATATTTGTAATTTCATCTAAATTTTCTTTACTTTTTTTAATAAGTTCTTCTTTTTTTTCTGTTTATTTCCACGTCTGCTTCTTATTTTTTTTATTTTTTTACTTTTACTAAATAATTTTAAATTATTTTTCATTATATATATATATATATATATTTATATAATATATCAGAAAAATTGAAAAAATAAAATTATAATTTTTAAAGTTATTAAAAACATTAATAAAACATTAAAAACATAAAAAAATATAAAAAATATAAAAAATAAAAATGAATACTTTGTACAACAAAAATAAACATACCAGAGATAATTCAATTACTTTTGAAGAAAAAACGCATATATATACGATTGATGGAAAAAAAGGTTTTAAATCTGTGACAAGATTAGTGCATGATTGTTTTCCAAGTTTTAATCCAGATAAAGTAATTGACAAAATGATGAATTCAAGAAATTGGAAAAAAAGTAAATATTATGGAAAAACAAAAGAAGAAATTAAAAATGAATGGAAACAAAATGGACAACTTGCGGCAAAAACAGGAACAAGAATGCATTTAATGATAGAACATTTTTACAATGATATGGAAATAAACATTGATGAAGATGATATTATTGATGTAGAAATAGATTATTTTGAAAATTTTCACAAAAAAGAAATAGAAAATAATAAATTCTATAAATTAGAACCATATAGAACAGAATGGATGGTTTATGATAAAGAATTAAAATTAGCAGGTTCAATTGATATGTTATTTGTTGATGAAAATAATGGTTTACATATTTACGATTGGAAAAGATGTAAAGAAATTAAAAAAGATAATAGGTGGGAAACAGCGTCATTAGAATGTTTGGAAAAATATGATATTCCGAATTCAAATTTTTGGCATTATTCGTTTCAATTAAATATTTATAAATATATTGTTGAAAAAAACTATAATAAAACAGTAAAAACAATGAATTTGGTATGTCTTCACCCAAATAATAAAAATAAAGATTATATTAAATTAAGTGTCCCCTTTTTAACGAATCAAATGAAGGATTTAATGGGAGATAGGAAAAAAAAGCTAATTTTTATTCAAACATAAATATCCACCTGAAATAATAAAAAGTATTAAAAATAATAATGTTTTAAAATTCATTTTTTCTTTAAAAAAAAAATAACCAATCATAAAAATAATTAAAATATTCAAGTTCATAATAACAAATGTATAATTTCCTGCTTTTTTTAAACAAATATTTAAAAAGTATAAATAAACTAAATATAGTAATGACAAAAAAACGATTACAATTCCGGTTTTTTTATTAAATATTTTTTTTTGTATATTTTTATTTTTTGAATATTTAAATGAAAAAAGGAGAGAAATAAAACAAACTAATCCAATCGCACTAAACATTAAACGAGAAAAAAAGAAACTAAGTTCAAATGTTTTTAAATAATTTTTTGAATATAATTCAATTGTCTTAAAATATATACCAATTAAAGTAGCAACTAATATACCAGATATAATCCAATGCATTAATATATAGAGACATAAAAATAATGATTAGAATTTAACCATTGTTTTAGAATTTTTTTTAATTTTAACGAAATTAAAACTTTTTTTTGATTTTTTTTTTGACTTTTTTTTGGATATTTTTTTGGATGTTTTCTTGGATGTTTTTTTATTTTTTTTTGAATTAAATTTTAATACATTCGCTTGTTTTCTGCAATATTTTCTACTTTTTTTTTTATCTTTAACCCACCTGCATTTATATTTATTTTTCATTTTTTTACATTTTTTTTTTGATTTGTTAGCACAACGGGTTTTTTTTCTTTTTTTTAATTTTGATCGTGATTTAAAAAAATTTAACATTACTTTATATAAATAACAAATAAAAAAAATAAAAAATATAAAAAGATTTTTTAAAATATATATAATGAGTTTAAATATAATAAATTATTTAAATAATTTTTTAATTGTTACATCTGTATTTTTTTCAGGAACATTATTATCAGCAAGTATTGTTTCAACATTTTTATGGAAACCAGCATACTTAAAATCAAAAAAAGAATTAGAAATTTTTATAAAAAATAAACCTTATCATTTAAAATATAATATTAATAATGTAAATGAAGAAACAGCCGAAGAAAGCAGTGAAGAAAATGAAGAAACAACCGAAGAAAATAGTGAAGAAAAGGAAGAAGAAATATGTTTTAAAAATAAATATGTCTATGAAAATACTCCAAATGGAGGTGTTATAATGAGATGGAACGCAATTGAAAGAGGATTTGAATATTGGTCTAATAAAAATATTTCTTATAAAATTTTAGAAACAGTTGCTAGAAAATATGTTATAACATTTAATTGTAAAGATAATTACATTGAAAAATATAAAATATTAAAAAAAAAATATGATAAATTAAAAAAAGAAATATTAAAAAACATTGAAAATGAAAAGAATAAAGAACATAATAAAGAAAAAAAAGATAATAAAACAGAATACGATATTTTTGTAAGACCAAAAAAAAATTTAAAAACCCAATTTTCAAGAGCTGATTTAGTATGTGAAAAAGCAAATAAATATATTAAAAAAGGTAAAATTAATGAATTAAATTTTACCATTAAAACGAAAAAAAAGGAAATTAAAAGTATTTCATTTATGGATTGGGAAACAATAAAATTATCTATGGGTTGTTAAATCTATGTTTTTTTAAAGTTTTATTATTGTATGATTTAAATTTAACTGTTTTATTTTGGTTTATTCTTATTTTTTTATGGTTTTTATATTTTTTATTTTTTTTATTTATTGTACCATTTAAATTTTTACTTTTAAATTTAACTGTTACACCGCGTCCACCTCCACTATTTTTTGATACTTTTCTTTTAAAATATGATTCTTTTTTATAACATAAATCAATAATTCGACCAATATCCATATCATTGTCATCATCAATTTCTTTAGACTTCAGTTTTTTATAAGCAGAATTAATAAAAAATTTATTAAAATCATCTTTAATATTGTCTGTTGTATTATGTGTCCAATTTTTTTCTAGTTTAATTTGTTTAATATCTTTAAAATATTTTTTGTTATGTAATAAATACAGTCCATTATATTGGAATGATTTTTTACTTAAATATTTATATTCATTCAAATAGTTGAGAACATCTTTTTCAAATATTTTCTTATATTTTTTTGTATTATTTATTGTGGTTGAATAAAAATTACCAAATTCTTTTTTATTATCAACAATTATAATTTTTTGAATTTCTTTATTATTACTTCCAATTAAACCATTTATATTAGAAACTTCACCAAATAAATTAAAATAAATATTATAATCTTTTAAATATTTTTTATATGGGAAACCAACTTTATTCACATAGTCATTTCTTAATTCAGTAAAAGATTTATTAAATTTGATATGATGATTTTTATATAAATCTTTTAATATTTTCCTTAGTTTTTCCATTTTTTCTTCTGAAGGGAATAAGTATAAATATTTATCTTTTATTCCATTATTAGAATTAACAGGTTTTATCATAGATTTATTACTTAATTTAACCAATGCATATGAATTATTAAATTCTGATTTAATTAAATTTAGTACTTGATTATCAAGAACATAATCTAATATTTTTTTTTCAGATTCAATATCATTAGATTCATTGGCAATTTTTTTCCTAGCTTCTTTAAATATTTTATTTTTATTTTCATTATCCAAAACACAATCATAGAAAATTTCATAATCTGTAAAAAATGGTATTATTGGACATTCTTTTGTATATTTACCAGATTCTTTATTTTTTTTAATTTCCTTATAAAAATCATTTTTTTCATTTTTAATAATTTCAGTAACATTATTTATTTTTTTTTTAAGTTCATCTACTGTAGAGGAATTCATAATATCATTTAAATATTTATATAATCGTTCTTCCAAATTTTCATTATTTTCATTGCTTTTTTTTAGTTCATTTTTATTATTTTTTAAAATACTATTTTTTAAATAATTCCCAGCATTAATAAGTTTTTTACCAATAAATTTTGCAATACTATCCTCTTTTTCAATTTCAATTGTTTTTATTTTATTAAAATTTTCCATAGCATCAGCAGTTATTCCCAAACAGTTTGCCATTTTTATTATTTTTAATTTATGTCTTATTTGATCTTTATTAGTTAAATGCATATATGCAAATGGTGCTTCTGGTGGTGGTTGTCCTGCCGCAGCCCTCCCCTTCATTTGTTTTTCTTCAAAATGAAGGAAAACATCTTTTATGTAAACTGCATTAAATAAATTATTTCCCAAATGTTTAATAGATTCTTCTTGTTGATTATAATTTTTAATTTCTTCTTGTATTCTTCTTAATTTTGCTTTTTCTTTTTCTTCGATTTCTTTTTCTTTTTCTTTTTTTCCTATTTCTATTCCTTCTTTTGTTCCTTTTTTTAAACCTTCAAAATACTGAATTCTAATATTTTGTTGTTCAGTAACTAAATCCGTTGTTAATTTTTTTATTTTTTTACCTAATTCCGCATTTTCATTATTCATACGTTGGGTTTCTTGAAGAAATAAATCTAAATTTTTTTTGAAATCGTCAGCTTTTTTTTTGTATTCTTCCTTTGCTTTACGTAGTAGTAGATCAGTTTTTATATTCGCTCTTGCTTGAATAATTTTCTTTAAAGTAGCTTTTTTTTCTTTAAAAGTATCTTTTAAAATTTTAATTTCATCTTCCCGTTGTTTATTATTTTCTTCTTGTAATTTTTTTTTTTCTTTATCCCACAATGTTTTTTGTATTTTTATATATTCTTCCATTGTAAATAAATCATTATACGTTCTACTAATGTCTTTTTGTAATTCTGTTTTTTCTTCTTGTATT